CTTGAAGTTTTTCGGTGGCCGTAAATGTAGCATCGGTAGTTTGCATTTAAGCCTCCGTCAAAATCAGATCAAAACTACAAAGATAACTTTCCCCTTTAACGCTAAAGCCTCTTTCCTCTAATGAGACATGAACCGAACCGGAAACAGAGTAGCTTGTATCAGTGCAAGCAAAAGTTACTGGTGTTCCATTTGCTATATAGCTCGTATACTCGCTATTTATCATATTAAAATCTGAAACTGGCACATCTTTATAGTTTAACTCCCAAATCCTCTTATGGTCGCCCATATAGTCTCTAGTGACAGAATTATCAAGCATACGATGCTCTGCATACTGATCAACTCTTTTTTCGTTCATTTCATTAGGTCTGCGAATTGTGGCTGCATTTAATGTATACATTTACCCTCCAAGCACCTGTGCTACTGATTTATTCTGTGCAGAAGCTATCTGTTTTAATGATTCATATAATTCTTTTGCTATTCGTCTTTTTTCTACTTCTGTTCCAGCATAAACACCAATATTCATGTTAATAGTAGTATTCGTATTTCCGCCAATTCCTAAGTTTTTATTCGGTATGATTTGACCGGCAGTATTAGGAACAAAAACCTCTGCTCCTTTCTCGCCAACCATTACTGGATTCCTACTTGAGATTGATCCACCAGCAGCATAGCCCTTTTTAGCCCAAATCGCATTCATTTGTGCTTTATATTGTGCGTCTGATATCTGACCTTTTTTATGTTTTGCTATTAATATATCTTGTTCAGTTGAAAAACTTTGGACTTTCATTAAGCGATTTGTATTATTAACTAAATCATTAGCAGCAGCATTAGCCTTTTTAATTTGGGTATAAAGATAATAAATAGAAGCAGCGGCAGCAACACCTAAACTGACTGCCATCGTGGCACTTAATATCCCTAAAGCGGTAGTCAATGATCCTGCTATTGGGATTGTTGCAGACATAACGCTTGCAATAGAAGTAATAGCACCGGCAACATTACCAATTATTATTGCCGCTTTTAAAGCTATATACGCTCCAATAACTGCATATAAAGCGTTTTTGTGTTCAGCAAAAAAACTTATAACACTACCAAACATTTTAGCGATTGTTGTAATTGCTCCAATAATGTCTTCTCGATGATCTACAATCCATTTAAAAACATTTTCTGTAGTTATCACAAGCTTATTCAAAGCTTCTGTAGCAAATTTTTGAATCGCAACCTTATTTTGGTCTAACCATACTAATAGATTTTGTGCAGCAATACTTAACTTATCATAAAAGCTACCCTTAACTATATCTCCAGTATCTTTCATTCCTAACATTTCTCTAGCTAAACGACCAACATTATCTTTTAAGTTTGAAAAAACACCAGATAATGTTTTCGATTGCTTATCCATCAGGCCACCAAATTTCCCACCTGCTCCAGTCATATTTTGAAAAGCTTTTTGAACCTCTGGGAATCCGACTTTACCTTCCTCTACTAAACCCTGAACTTTATCTTTAGTTGTTCCCATCACTTTGGCTAATTCATCAAAAATCGGCACACCCCTTTGAGCAAACTGCATTATATCTTTTGTGTAAGCACGACCTTGAGATTTAAGTGTGCCAAATAAATAGATCATATCTCCTAGAGGAACACCAAGACCGGCAGAGACATCGCCTAACGTTCTAATATTAGGAATTATCTCTTTTGCAGTAAATCCAAAAGCTAATAATTGTTTACCGGCATCAACAACATCAGGAACTTCAAATGGAGTTTTGGCTGCAAAATCACTTATTTGTTTTAACATTCCCTGAGCTTCTTTAGCACTACCAAGCATTGTTTCAAAGGCAACACGATTCATTTCATAAGAAGCTGCACTTTTTACAGCAAATCCAAGAGCAGTAGTTAATGAAGCAGCTGCAACGGTTGCGACTTTAGCAAAACTAGAAACAATACTATTAACACCATTATCAAGTTTAGACAAAGAACCATTAATACTTTTTATTTGTGATGAGGCTCTATCTTGAGCAGTTATTAATATTTGTAATTTTGAATCAGCCATGTTTTGTTTCCGAGCTTGCTTTAAATGCTTCTATATCCATTATTTCTAGGTTTGTATAAAATTTCTCTAATGTTTCTTCTCTCATTTCGGCATCAGATAAATGAAATTTTTCTCTATATCTGTATTCTAGCAATTCTATTGGTGGTGGGCTTCCATGTAAAATTGCATTTTCTAATGCCTGGATTAGTTTGGGCTTGGTTTTCCTATTAACTTATCAACAATATAATTGGTCATTTCAACAGGCAAATCATTTAAATCTTCTTTTTTAACAGCGAATTTTCCATTATCTCCATTGGCAAAACCCTCAATAAACAAAGATTTTATTGTTTCTTGTATCGTTTCTATTCCTAAATTAACTGCTTTTTCATTGTCTTTTTCTTCGGTTTGTATTAAAGCAAACTTTTTTATTTCCTTATAGGTTGGTGCATAAAAAGACAGATAACATTCCTTCCAATTATCACCAAAACTATCAAGGTCAATCTTTTTGATTAACTTGAACTTACCCATTTTATTTAACTCCTTTTATGTTAATAACTTGCGATTGTGTTGGTTAAGACACAGGTTGAAATGGCGGCCAAAGCATTCGGAAAATCAGCATAACAAGTAAATGGTATTGTCTCTTCATTAATCTTATTAAGATCTGTGTCTTTTTCCCATTCGTGGAAATGAACTTTAGGAAACTGCATATTTAGTTCTGTATTTTCAGCGTTACCGATAGTATCAGGATGCAAGAAATTAATCTGAACTGATTTTTGTGTCCCAGCAATCATATAATTTCTAAATGTATCATCAGATCTGTCAATAACTATTTCACCTGTTATATTGAATTGTTGATTAACAACATCAATGGGCTGGACTGTTCCTAAAGCATTTTCTATTTCTGCGTTTTTAGCAAACTTTAACGTTAAACTTTTAACATCTAAGGCTGTAGCAGCTGCAAGACCGGCAATGTTAGCAGCGACCTTAACTGAAACATGTTGGGCTAGAAATTGTTTACCAAGAGAAGTATAGTTTTTGGTTTTATTCGACCATCCTCTGCCACCTCTCGACTTTAATTCTATTTCATAACTAACAAAATCATTTGGCTTAACATTTATTGTAAAGGAATCTATCATTGCCATCGGGAATAAATAAGCTCCATTTGGATCATCGAAATAAACCGATAAAGAACTGTGTTGATTTGTCTGTGAGAGACTAAAGGTATGCTCATAGACAGCGGCTTCTCCGGCAGCAGCCGCACTAGAACAAGCACCTAAAAGAGCCTTTAGAAACGCTCCTATAGCCTTATCATATAAATTAGAGCTAATAGATCCTTCTGCTTTCTGACCAACTACATAATGCTCACTAAATTCCTCTATTTTTCCTAATCCTTGCTCTGATTGCACAAAATCCGTTTTTTGATCAAAAGATACTTGTGAAAATGGACTAAAATATGTTGGATCAGTATAAGCACCTCTTGTTGCTTCTAGTGCTACACCTAAATTACATCTTCTGCCTATGAATTTACTCATTTTTCTAACTCCTTTTAAATTTCCCTATTACTTATGTAATAAACCTTTTATGGACTGTCAAGAATAAGGTAACTTTTCTTGCAAATCCTGATGCTATTTCTACAAAAACTGGCTCATCAGTCGAGGTCGGCATACTAAAGTCAACTGATGAAGATCCATCTATATTATAAGTATCTTCAATCCTTGTTATTAAATCTGCTGCTACCTCTGCAATATTAGTTTCTGCTCTCTCAATTGCTTCCCTATTTTCTAAATCCCTTCCACATTGTTCAAAGATGTGCATACCAAAAGTTATCGCTCTCTCTACTTCAGCGTTAGAAACTGTTATACTTTCCACTCCATTCCAAGTAACAGCCACAGCTGGATAACCATCAAATGTGCTATTAGGAAAATTTGAAACTTCTTGAATATTGTCTGATTTACTTATAAGTTTCATTAAATCTTTTCTGATGTCATTTATAAAACTCATTTAGCCAACCTTTCTGTGATTTTATTCAATGCTTCTTTGAAAATCTTATCAATTTTAAATTTATTATCCTTGACCGCATCTTCCATAAAAGGTCTACGACCATATTTCTTAGAAGTTGATAAACCTTCATGAGGATAAATTGCATAATTAACGTCAGGCCATATAACAACCCCTAAAGGCATTGGTTGTAATTTAATCATTTGGAATAAATGGCCGGTAGCATAAGGTCTTTTTTGATATGAGTGACCTGAACCTCTGACGTTGCTTTGAACTGATTTATAAACTAAAGAACCAGTATCATTAATCCCCTTTTGAATAATCGGTGCAGATATTTGAGGATAGCGTCTCAAATTGTTCTGTAATTCTGATAAACCCTGTATTTTTACATTAATCTGCATTATTTTTCTTTCACTATTACTAGTAATATATATTGAGTTGAGCCGAAATCCATTATCTCAACTGCTCTAACTGTATATTCATCAGATCCTTGAATTACTTTATCACCCTCTCTTGCTGACCTGATTGAGTTATTTAATTCGCAAAAACATTCAAAAACTTTTCCTATCTGATCGGAATACATTAATTGACGATCAGGATTAGGCTGTTGAATGTTAGCAACATAGGCAGTAGATGTTGCTGAATAAGCTGATCTGATTGTTCCGGAGATCGGCCTTAATCTCCTTATTCTGATAGTTTTATCTAAAAAATACTTCATGACACTCCCTATATTGCTGGAACCCGATAAGATTCTAGGATGTCAATAATTCCTGCCTCTTGGAATATTCTATCTTTATTATAACTACCTTTATCATAAGTAACTGAATATCGACCAAGAGTTTCTGATTTAATACCTTCATTTTTATTGGCTGTTTTAAGTAAATAACTGACTAATTTACCACACGCTTCTTCTAAATCGTTTGGGATTGCTGAATAACCGGCAACATAAGTAACTCGATAATTTCTGATTCCATTAAGGAATCCTGCTGGATAATATATTTGTCCATAATCATTTTCGTTAGCTTGATTAAGAATATAGTCAGAAGTATCTATATCATCAAAATCACTTACTGAATAATCGGATGATGTTCTCCGTTCTAACTTAGTAATAGAACTGACTGGGTAATTTTTTAAATCTAAATATTGTGTTTCGCTTCCACTATATTCCTCGTCTGTATATGTCGTCTGTTTGAACCTTCTGCCATTACAGAACCTTTCGATCATATCTGTTGCTTGATTAATATATCTAGTTAAAAGATTGTCTTGGCTAGAATCTGTTATACCAAGACCTTCTTTCACGTCCGCTAATGATATTAATGCATAACTAACTAGACTTTCTGCCATTATTTCACCTTATATTTTTTATTTTTAGAAGACATCATTTTATTGTCATATTCTCTAAAAAATTTAACCAAAACAGCCACACCTTTATCAATTAAGGTATGAGCATGATTGTTTTCGACAGTTTCAATCTGACCGTATTTTTTATCCTGATAGTCTTTAATATATTTTATCTTTTGCATAATACCCCCTTATTAGAGGCCTGATGGCCTCGTATAAGAGCTTGTCTGTGGTCTCGCTTCGATTTATTTGTTCCTCGAAATCCCCACTCTAGTCCGACAACCAGACATCTGCCTACTTTTTCTAGGCTATATTAGACGTTTGTGATCGTTGCAAGTGCTTGTGTATTAACAAGCTCGCCATCGATTCGTTCTTCAACACGCAACCAAATAAGATTCTTCTCAAAAGCTGAATTAGACGCAACAGTTGCCTCTCTACTAATCATAGTAGAAATAGCTCCTTTGGTTGCAATCCAATATTTGCTTAAATCAACGAAGAATATAGTTTTACCGGCCATATCAAACTCAATGATTGGTCTACCTTTTAAAGTAGCCAAACCATCAACCAGAAGTGTATCTGAATATAATGGTCTGTTTTGGCTATCAACTAGGTTAGAGATAACTCCAACTGATTTAGTTGACATAATCCAAACACCATTTTGTCTAATAGGCTGAGGTAATCCTAGATAACAAGTATTGATGTGGGTGAAACTTAATAGTCCACCTGCATTTACTGTCTTATTTGGGGTATATGTTGAAAGACCAGTTGGTTGGCTTGATCCAGTTCCGACTAAGAATTTTGTATCTTCTTCTTCTGCTAAAGCTTCAACCATTAGAGATTGAAGTAGATCAACCACACCACCACTACCGACACCAATTGTTGCATCTTCTTGTAACTCTTCCGAGATACCAATTATAGCAGCAACGGAGTAAGGAGTAAGTGAAGCTTGGTTAAACTGAGCAGTAGTCGTTGATTTAGAGGCCAATTCACCACGCCAATACATTTTAGGTCTTGAAATAAGACTGTCATAGTAAAATGTTTTGCCGGTAATCGGAAATTCTCTTGATCTTGAACGGATATTAGCTTTCTGTCTGATATCATAGATTATTTCTTGAGCCCATTCTGTTCTCAATAGATAACCGCCAATATCATTAGTGCCTTCAGCCATAACCTGTAACTTTTGTTTGTCTTCAGTAAAGAGAGCCTTGAACCAATTCTTTTTCCACTCTTGGTGTAAAGTATTGTATTCATCAACTTCTTCAGCACTAGCTTTCTTATACTTCATAGACATAGCTAAAGCTTTTAATCTAGCTTTCACGCCAGAAATGTCTTTTGCAGTATCTTCGACAACCTTATTTTCAGGAGCAACATTAACTCGATTGACTTCTTCCATTTCAGCATCTAACGCTTTTTTCAAAGAAGATGTATGAGACATGAAACTTTTAGCCAAGCTTTTAGCCCATTTCTTGTCTTCTTCAGTAACAATACCTTCGTCAACTTCGTTTGCTTCATTTGTGCTTTCGTCCTTGATGTCTTCCTCAAGTTCCTCTAGCTCTACCTTTTCTTCATCGGTAGCAGTTCCGTCTTCAACTTTTTTTCTCAGATCTTTTAATTTACCCATTATTCTTTTCCTCAATTAGCATATCTTCAATTATTTTGTGACATGCCTGAAGCCTTCTGCGTCTGCTAGTTTTTTTAACATTATCAGTAGCTTCGTTCGACCTTTTATTTGAAACATTTGGCTTGGTTATAAATTTAATTCCAGCTAAAATGTCATCAACTTTTCTATTCAAATCTGTAAATTTGCTTTTTAATTCATTAACTTCTGGATTTTCTTTTTCCGGTTCTTTAATTTCTTCTTCCTTTATGCCGAATGCCTTGCTTACAACAGTTTTATCAAACCCTTTAGAAAGAGCTAGATTAAGAGCCTCTTGGTTTGCTGGAACATTTACAATAGATATCTCAAGGAGTTTTTGTTTTAAATATCGTCTGTCATTCCAATCACCTTCTGATTCAACTGGTAAAAAACCGACAGAAGAAGCCTTTATAACACCATCATCTACTAATTCGCTTATAAGCTTAGATAAATCACTTTTTTTATGAAAAACAGGGGTAAATATAAGTGCTTTTTTTCCATTTATATTCTTAAACCCTACTTTTGAAGTTCCGATTGCCGGCTCCATTGGATTATGAGACCAAAGCACTACCGGATTTTTCTTATAATCTGCTAGATCCCAACCCTCAACATTAATAGATTCACCTTGTCTATCTTCAACATCAGTCGAAGCTATAAAAACTTTTTCTCCTTCTATCTCTTCGAGATTAGCTTTTGTAAATAATTTATCAATTTTTTTATCCATTTAAACTCCTTATTTTCTATTTTTATTCTCTAAATATTTTTGCCTATCTGTCAAGAACTCTCTATTCTTTTACCGGTGTGGTGGTGCAACGACAACTGACATGTAACGGAGGATGCTTTACATTTTCATAAGTGAAATCTAATTTACCTCCATCAGAACCAGTCATAGTTGAGTCTTTATTAAAGTAATTTTCATTAATTTTAGTAATTTTCCCTTCCATTAATGAACAAAACTCGCAAACCCTTTCATCTAAAGCAGTTAGCCATTCTTCTTTAGAAAATCCTGTTTGTTTCCATACTTTACCATTAGCATAATTGGTAGATCGTGACACTTCTGTTCTAGCAATTCTTTTAGCCTGATATGTTTTTAGTTCATCTAGCTCTTGCTTGACTCTTGAGGTTAGTTTAGGTAGTCCTTCTCCATTATTAACGCCTTGCTTTAATGAATTGGTTAATTTTTCAGTAATAGTGTTAAACATGCTTTTACTAAATTTTCTAATATTAGTTCTAATTTCTTTAGCCATTACTACATCAACTTTTAAGGTTTCTTTCAAACCTAAATATTCGTAAGCTTTGTTTCCTTGAGAAACTACTATCTCGTTAAAAATAGAGTTAAACTCACCGACAGAAAAGACAACGGCCTCTGATTTATCAAACATAAATTCATTAACTGCTACATCTTTTTTCTTGAATGATTTAGAGTTTTCATTTATTTTCTGTTGAACGATAGATGAAATGTAAGGATATATTTTTTCTGTAACAATTCTTTCTATTTTCGGTTCGTATAAATCAGAATTAGCAATTAAACCCTTCCAGAAATTCTCTCGTTTTCTTTGTATTTTATTTCTCTTTTTTCTTTGTTTGAGCAATTTTAACATCTCTTTTTCTATTTGCTCATTAAACTTTTTCATTTTGGCTCTCATGGCACGTTGTCTATAATTTCTGTTTTTAAGTTTCTGTATTTCTTCGCTAAAGTCTTTCTTCGGTAATCTTGTTCTAAAATCGTTTCCTCTTGCCTTACTTTCAAGCTTAATGTAGGCTTTTTGACCCTCTTCTGAACTATTATCAACACCCATAGGAATTAGATTTAACGGCAAATAAAGAATATCTCCACCCTCTATTGGATCTAAGCCCTTCTTAGCCCTTGATTCATTGACCGTATAGACTTTATTAGTTAATTTATCCAATTCATTGTTCATTAATTCCTGAGACTCAGGAACAGTCGAAACAAAACCTAAAAATAGATTATCTCCATATAGAGGAACTAGAAACTCGTTTAAATAGTTTACTAAAGTCTGCATTTCCGGTTCTGTCGTCTTTTTCTCTTGGATATATTCACCGACATCAGCATTAGCCCTGTTTACATCTTCAGTAATTCCTAAAGCCATTTTCGTATTACCAAACATGGCAATCATCTTGTCTCTAGTCCATTTCTGTTGCTCCAAGAAGTCCATATCTTTAACAGTAGACTGGAATGGTTTATAATCTAAACCATTCTCCAGTATCATCAGTTTCATTGAATTAGAAAGACCACCATATTCGCTTCTAAATTGATTTTTTAATCTCTTAATGACTTCATTGCTTAAACGTTGTTCAGTATGTAAAATCGCATCTGGCCTAGCGGAGTTCCAGAAAAAATTCCTATTCCAATTGGTGGCAAAGTTATCAATATCGATAGTAATAGCAGCAGCTTTAATAACACTCATGCCTCTATAAGGATCTTCAGGATTAGGTCTTTTAATCAATAATATCTCATGAGGTAAAAATATTTGTTCTTCTTCTCCAGGTATCTTATAAACATAATATGCAATAAAATTACCGCCTTCGGCAAGTTTGCCCTGTTTAATGGAAAGCCAGTCACTTCTCAATGGCCAAATCTCGCTTGGTTTTTCTTTGGGATTTTCTCTATTCTTTCTAGCTAAATACCATGCTGCATCGCCAATCGTAAGCTCATGAAGTTTCTCAGTAAAGATAACTTCATCTTTATTCATATAAGGATTCATTCGGTATAAAAGCTCCAGAAGCTCATGCTCTTTAATCTCAATAACTTCATCATTATTTTTTAATTGATAAAGTCTAAACTGTATTTTAGAAACAGCTTTTGCGATAACGTTACAGTTGGCATAAACCCATTCACGATATTGTTTAATAAAATCAGAGGATTTCATGTCCGGAGCTTTTAAGTTCTGCAACTGATATATTTGTGTATTTAAATCTTGTTCCTTTTCTTTAAAAGATTTATTTTCTTCTTTAACTTTATCGAGTTCTTCTTTAATTGGTTTTAAGTTAGGTTCTACAAATTGTTTATTTATGAAATCTTTAGTTATCCCCATAATTCTCCTCTTAACCAGTCATCGGTGACATTACCGCCTGCATCTCTTTTAATTGTTTCTTCACGATCTTCTTTAATATTATCGCTACTTAATATTCTTATATTAGGTTCGCCTTTTTCTTGTTCTCTTGCATAACAGATTTCAGCTAAAGCCCATGAATCACAGTAATCATCGTGTGCATCCTTAGAATCAGGATGATGGCAACTTAACAGTTCGCCTTTATGTTCTTTTTGTAAATCAAGCATTTGTTGTTTAAATTCTTCTGCTTCTTTTGTCGCAATAATTGGTATGGTTGTCAAGAACTCCCTACAAACTACTCCTAAATTTTTATACATAATGTCTTTAGAAACAGCACTAAACTTAATTCTATAAAGTCCGCTATTTTCATCTCGCCAATTAGTTTCTGCTTCAAACATATCCGGCATGAAATCACCTTGACCGGTTGAATCTATCGCTAATGCTTTAACATTATAATTGGATAAGAATTGACATATTATATCAAATTGATTTTTATAATTATCACCATGAAGCCTTAACCAGTTACATATTTCTTTCTTCTTTTTCTCTGTATTCCACCTTAGTATTGTTACTATGGTTGAATCAGGATCTTTAGCTGTATCTATTCCAGCATAGCATTTATTATTTTTGTCTTGATAAACCCTTGAATAGACACCGACCATCTCATTAAAATTTTCTTCGGTTATAAACTGTCCTGCTCCTAATACCCATTGAAGCAAGTATTGGGTTTTAAATTCATCAGTATCTATTCCACGTTCTTCTTCTTTTTTAATATAATTTGCATAATTAAGGTGAAAACTATCACCTGTTTTTTCATACATTTTCTGTCTATCAGCAATAACCTTATAACAATCATAAACAAACTTCTTAATCCCACTTCTTATAAGTAATTTTTGAAAGTAGCATATTTGATAACCGGCTGTGCCGACAAATATTTTAGAGGCATTAGTTGCAGCCCCCATTGGAAATACATAATTTAGTAATGCAAACTCATCAACGTTCTGTGCTTCTTCAATAATAATTAGATCTAATGTTTTTGATTCTGGATGAGATGTTTTTGATAGGGGAAAAATATAAACTTCATTACCTGTCGATAAAGACAGGTTAGCCATTGGCATTTCTCCTTTTTCATTTTTCATATTTGGAGTTTCCGGTCTTAAAGTAGTAGCATTTCTTTCTTTGAAATCAATTTGCACCCCCTTAGATTGAAGTTCATGAAACATATCCTTTAATCGATCATAATCTGTTTTAGCTTGTTCTTTTTGAGGAGCAAATATACCTATCCTAATTCCTCTATTGAATAATGATTTATAGATATAGATTATAAAAGAGACAGTCCCTACTAGGCCTGCTGTTTTCCCTGACTGTCTCGATAATTCGACTCCTATTTCTGATCCTTTATTGAAAAAGGTAGCATCGATAATTGCATCCGAGAAGGCTAATTGATAATCATAAAGCTCAAGGTTGTGATATCTTTTTAACCACTTGCTTCTTAGCTCTAGTAGTTTTTCTCGATCTAGGGTTCTTTTGTCTTTTGTTTTTATCATCTTTTTCTTTCCTCCAAAGCGATTGCATTAATTCCTCAAAATGAGGATCAGGCTTAGTCTCTACCTCTGACTTATCAGCCTTTAATATTTCTAGCTGTTTCAAATAAAGATTAACAAATCCCAAATCACCCTTTTTAGCTCTTGCTCTAATTACTTCATAAATATCCGAAGCAGAATCAAGTAAGTTTTTTTCTATCTCTTTTACTAATATTCTTTTAAACTCTGGTTCTTTTTTCCAATCAGAAAGAGTAGCGGGGGAGACATGATTTTCCTTCGCCCAAGCATCCTGTGTTTTTTCTTGGGTTGGATTGGCCAAGAATTGTATGAATTTATATCTAAGAGCAATTAATTTATTGGCCATAATTAGTTATCCTTTTTAACTTTTATATCAACTTCTATTATAGTCTCGTAAGGTAATTTACCTAAGTCTAAAATATCCGGATTATTGGTAATTAAAAGTATCTGATATTCTTGATCCAATGAGGATTTTTTAATCTGTTTTGTTTGTTTAATTTCTGCTAAAAATTTCATAAATTAGGTTTCCCATCAAATTCATCTTTACATACCTTCTCTATAATAGACATGTAATAAACATATAAATTAAAATCCTCTTTAGCATAAACCGGTGCTTTTATTAAACATTTTTTTCTGCAACATTGGCAGATATAAGAAGTTCCTCTTATTTTTGTTTCATCACCTCCACTTAATATATTCCTAGCGACATCATAAAATTTTTCTTTATAGTTTTTTTGTTTTACATAAATTAATTCTCTTCTTGCCTCATCGTCTATTTGTTTTGTCGTTTTTTTCCTATCTATTTTTGGTTTTTTGTTTATCTTTTTAACCACTAATTTATCATCTTTTCCAACTTCTATTTCTATTGTTATCTTCATTTTTTATATCACTCCCCTATTCACGCTATAATTGTCCTTTATTTAATTATTTGTGCTTGCAAACTCCCCTCCCCTATTGATAACTGTTTGTGTTTTTTGGCTTTGTTAAGCCTTTCGACTCTCTTGCCCTCTTTAGTATATTACAACACACGGGGGAGTGGTTTGTCAATACTTTTTAATGTTTTATATACTTGACACTACTATACTATTATGTTATTAATTAACTACCTATGGGAGCAGGTTAAATCCTATCGAACCGGCTCGATTTTATTTCATCTATCAACTTTTTATATTCTTCGACTGACTTTTTAACCTGATATTCTTCTAATACTATTTTCATGTTTTTTTCAGTTTCTTTAATTCTTTCTGACTCATCCATCAACCTAATAAGACCTTCAAGTGTATTGGCTACTGGCATATTAAGACTCCAAGAATGAACTGTTTTATTTTCAGATTTAAATCGATCCCTTGGCCTTATTGATTGAGGTAACAAAACAATATCTCCTTTAATAATTTGTTCGTTATATGTTTTTTCGTTAAAATGATAGAATTTTATTTTATCTAAATAATCAGCGTTTAGTGTGCCGCATAAACTTTTAGATACATTATTATCTGATATTATTATCAAATCTAAATCAAATTCTTTTAATCTTTTTATAGTATCTTTTAAAACGTGAGCATTTTGAGAATATCCAAACCAAACAACAGTTTTAGCTTGCCCTTTGTGAATTTTCTTTTGCTTATTGATTTCCATATCAACTCTATCTTTTATTAATTTTACTGGTTTGTTTTTAATGGCTATATTAAAGAATTGATATAATCCTTCAGAACTAACAGTAACCGCATCAGCCAATTCTATGCATTTTCTAACTGGCAATCCCTCTAACCATTCCGGATCACAGAAATCCATTATCTTAATTCCGTTAAATCGTTCCATAAACTCTGGGAAGTAAACTTTCTGGAAAAGAATGACATCATAGTTTTTACCTATCTTGTATTCTTCGGCTTCAGGCCAATATTTGATGAGCCACTCGCATCTAATGCGACTAGAACCTTCACGCTTATCTCTATCATGATCAAATGGCCATATCCCTATCTTCATCTAGTTCCTTTCTAATTATCTTAAATAATTCCTCTAATGCATTCCACCAATCATATTTATCGACTTCCCAACTATGACCCCATACATGGAATATGCCGCCCTCTTCTTTTGCTTTGTGCATCATATCTATAGCTACTCGCATCCATCCGTCATCGCCATATTCATTTCTGTTATATATATGAACTGATGTGCGTGTCTCAAATGGATCTTCGGAATCAACGTATAAAACTTTAGTCGTTCTAGCCTCTTTAAAACCAGCATCCTTAACCAGTTTTTTAACGTCATTGTTGTATCGTCCTCTCGGATAGCAAAACGATGTGACTTCTTTCCCGATCAAATTTTCTAGCCAATCCTTACAGGTTTCTATTTCTGCCTTAGCATCTTCTAAACTTACTAGGTTTAAATGCGTATGGGTTACTGTATGGCCTCCTATCTCAAAGTCTTTTGCAATTTCTTCAATTTGCCAAGTTGTTAAGTCTCTAGTTTGAATTGGAATATAAAAGATAGCCGGTAAATTATATTTACGCAATAAATCAGCAAGCCTCATGTCCTGCTTTCTACCATCATCCCAACTTGTAACAAAATTTAATTTCATTTTATCTTTTTAATCTTCATCACATCTTTAACTTTTTTGGTATAAGTAACAAACATTTCCGGATAGAATGATCTATCGTTTAATATTTCAATAATCATGCAACAATCTTTATTCTGGCATTGATAGGTAGCCTCTGTTAGCTTTTTTAAGCTTTCATGACTACAGGCTTGAGTCTCGTCCCTTTCAAACTTAATAGCATTAGGATTTTCTTCTAACTTCTTTAAAAAATCCTTTTTCGCTTTAATCTCAGTTTTTTTCGCCCACTTCCAAAGAGAAGTCCTTAGCCAATTCCTTAACCGGTTCAAATACTTCATACATTCTCCATTCTTTATTTAATATTTCTTGAGCCTTCATACTCCCATTTTCTAAAACACAATTAATTACCTTCCACCAAGTATCTAAATATCTATCAACCCTAAATATCTTTTGTGCAGTTAATTTCCCCATCCTTCCTACATCTTCAGCATATTTAAATTCTTCATACATTAGTTTAGCTATCAAATCAGATATAGTTAAAGGGTTATCGGGAACGACAAAACCATTAAATCCGGTTATTGTAAATTTATCTGCTCCATGATGTTTAGTTGTAACAGAACAACAGCCAGATAGCATTGCCTCTGTTCTTCCTCTAGGCATCGGTGAATCATAACCAGGATAAAAATGTATTAAACTTCTGCCTAAGAAATCTCGGTATTCATCCCAATTTTGAGGTTTATAATCTACTGAAAATTGGAAAAGTTTTATCGCATACCTTTCATATAATTGGCTTTTAACATATTCTAGTAACTGTCTATTATAATATTTATCATAACCACCAGGGCTAAGAACAGTCACTACTCTAGGTTCTTTTGGTAAATCCCACCATTCGTCTTTATCCATACCATGAATAATTGGAAAGCCACCTTGATTTCTTTCAACCGCTTCGTATGAATTAACAATCATAAAGTTGTCACCGACCATTTCTTTCATACCATAAATTCTGCGTTGTTTTTCTCCCTGAAATATATAACCACCATTTAATACTGTATCTTCATCATAACCATACTCAGGAATCATCGGAGTTGCATGATTTATAACTATTTTAGGAATGTCCTGTATCAAATCGTTCATGGCTCTATATAATTTACCTTTTCCGATTGTTTCTAGGGTGCATTGAGAATCAATGTTTAGGATTGCTAGATCATATTTACCTTTTTCATAAGTAGATACCCAATTAATATGTTCAGGACATGGCCTTGACTCACCGCTAAAATAAGTAGATGCTCCCCATTTTCTTACCTTGTTTACCAAGAAATAGAAATCAACCGGATATTTTTTAGCTAATTTTACCAATTCAAATTGATGTGAAACATGCCAGGGAACACAAAATACTTTTAATCGTTTATTCATTTATTTTTTCCATCTCAACTATTAAAACACCATTTCTATCAGCCGGTCTTTCATTCATAATTAACTCCCAACCCTTGTTAAACCCATAATCCCATGCATTTTCTTTGATAAAATAAGTAAAAGATTCTTCACTAAATTGTCTTCTGTGTGTTGGATCTTTAACTGCTGATTTATCAGCCCAATATGGAACGATTATCTTTAATTTTCCACCGACCTTCAAAACCCTCTGACATTCATTCATGATAAATGCAAAATCGTCTTCGCCAAAATGTTCTAAATGCGGTATGTGTTCTAAGGAGTTATCGGCTACTATTTCATCAACTGAATTATCACAAAAAGGCAAACCTCGTCTTAAATCTCTTTTAATGTGTTGACCATAATTTCCTTTATCGATTCCGATAAAACCATCTCCGGTTATCTTCCATACTTTATAATCATTTATATAATTATTTGGTGATCCATCATACTTAAAACCACAACCTAAACTTATTTTTATCCCTTTGTGTTCACTTTCTATATTCATTTAATTCTCCATCAAGGTAATAATCGTTTTATCTTTAACAATCATTTTTACGCCATTTAATTTAAATATTCCACTCTCTAAAGTTTCAATCATTTTTTTATTTTGATCCGTCATAATCTCTTTCTTGATTTCTTTTATATCGACACCTTTGATTCTTTCAATATAACGGAGTAGAGCATGCTCAGTTATTTGTGGTTCATCCGATATATTGTTTATTTGTTTGTTTAGTTCATCAATTTTTTTATTTTTAAAGTTCATTTCATCTTCAATCATATTATGTTTGTTTTTGAGTTCATTAATTTCGACTTGCAAAGAAGCCTTTTGACTCATCAATGATTTTAATGTCTGACGTTGTTTAATCATAATCCCATCTTATACAACTTATCTTTCATATGTAATATTTCCATTTTTCTTTTAGATCTCGAATGGGTAGAAGAGATTTCATTTGCTTTTGCCAATTCTATAAACCTGAAACTAAAACCTTGATTTTCAAATCTATTTCTAACTTCTTGTGTCATCCCACCATATTCATTTATTTCTTCATTAAACATACCACCATTAATCAAATCTTTCCGATAAATACAGCTTAAATTCTCAACAAATGATTTTTTAATTCCTTTATTCCCATAGAGCCATTGCCTATCATAAAGATTTTTTACAAATTCACTTACCGTATTTGGTTCTAAAGCGAATCTATCATCACAAATTACTAAGATTTCGCCCTGTGCTTCAATACAAGCGATATTTCGAGCTTTTGCTAGTCCATAGGAATAATCTACCTTATTTGTTAAAAAATGCTTTATAGGCCATCTTATGAGGTTTTTTTTCTCTAAAAGCCTTTTTGTTTCACTTAATTGTCCACTATCGTCCCCGATAACTATTTCAATATTTGGATAATCTTGTTTGTCTATTGCCTCTAATGATTTTTTAATATTATCTGGTCTATTGCATGTCGCTATGATGATAGATATTAAAGGTTTATTAGAATAAATTTGATAATATAATTTTGAGTAATCTCTAGCCCTTCTTGTATTATTCCAATTTCTAACTGACTGCCAAGCGTTTTCACGAATTTTTATTCTTTTAGTTGGATCTTCCATTAAATTTTTAAGTTCTGTCTTTAGGTCTCCTATATCATATTCTTTGCCACATCTTACGACCATATTAGAGCCATCGTTAAGCTCTGGCACATGACCGATCTTTCTAGCTAAAACCGGAGTCCCACAACTCATTGCTTCTAAAATTGGCAGTGTTCCAGATTCATAATTATCATATGAATTGCAAACATGAATTGCCGCATCATAATAACTCTGCCTAACCGCCTCGTCTGATATGTCCTGTCTAAAATCTATTTTGGGGTTTATCTCTAAAACTTCTTCTATATAATTTTGTTTTGAAGGACGACCGACTAAAATAAATTCATAATCCAAATCCTTACATGCCTGAGCTACCTCCCTCACTCCTTTTTCTTTTCCTATCCTGGCAGCAACCATTTGAACTGTTTTTTTATCAGTATAATTATCATTAAATTTATAATATTCAATATCAGTTGAATTATGAATTAAATCAGCATAAGGCAAAGCTCTTTTAATTGTTTCATTATTAACAATAACTTTATCAAATATTTCATCCCACTTTTCTTTATCAACGTCATAGGGATTGTGATGTTGAAGTATTTTTTTTGGAGCTTTATTAAATATATTTGGGAGATTGTCTCTTAGCATGATAGCGGTTTTCCAATACTGATAATCAACTATATCGGCCTCTGAAGCATATTTAATATAATCTTCTATTTGATTAGGATCCGGTCTTTTAGGATGAACAGCTATTAAATTAATATCAAAATGAGAGTTAAGTTCTTTAACAGATTTTGCTAATTTCCCGATAGCTGATTCTAATTTGTCGACAACTATTAAAATTCTTATAACACACCCCATTATTTATTTAATCGTTCTTTTTTCATTTTAATTTTATTCTACTTAATTTATTTTCTTCCTCTATTAATTCAAAAACAATTTCTTTAGAAGTTATAATATTTGATTTCATCATTTCTAGCTGTTCTAAAGCTTGTCTGAATTGCAAATCTTGTTGTGGATTTGATTTTGGCACTAATGCCATTTGATTTTTAACTTTTTTCGTTGTTCTTATATCAATATCAATTCTGATAAGCTTCTCTTCCATTTCATCTAATATCTTCTCGTAAATTTTCTTTTTTACCATCTTAACCTTTCATACATTTAAATATTGGTCTATTGCTTCGGTCTGTTGTTTCTCCTAAATCAATCACTTCTTTATAATATTTTTTTAATTCATCTTTTACTTTTTCTTTATCAGTTGAGGCATGACCTTCAAAATATATTATATCGGCACAATTAATAGCCCACTCTGGCAATCCAAAATACTCATAAACAGCTAAGTAAAAGAGGACATCGTATTTCATTTTTGGCTTCCAGTTATTTAAATCAACTGCTTCATAATTTATATCCCAAAGACAATGAATATTAGCCCATTCTTTTGCTAGATTAATAATTTCTTTTTTATCAACACCTAAAACTTCTGTTGCTCCGTGTTTTTTTGCATAAAGACAAAACATACCAAGATTACATCCAACATCTAAAACGCTTTTCCCAATAAAGTGACGACCATCTATTTTCATTGCCTTAATGCGATAATCGGTATTTCTTTTGCCGGAAAAATCATCAGTTGATTGATATGATATTTGTTTACCATCAATGTTTTTTCCATAATGGGTTACGATCCTTATTCTTTCTTTTAATTCTTCTATATATTTATTTTTATCTTTAAAGTTAAATCCATGAAAATCAACGAACTTACCATCTACATAGTTAATATCACTCGTTATTTCTTGTTCGTATGGTAATATATCGAACTTTTCAGAAAATTCTTTTATTTTTTCGATTAGTTTAGTGTTGTCTTTATTTTCCCACTCACCAAGATAGTCTTGCTCAACTACCATATATTTTCTATTAGAACCCATCTCAAAAGCTTTATATACTCTTGGTGCTAAATCATAAATAGCAAAAAGGTTTTTTATTTGTATCATTTCTTCTAAGGTCGAAGAATGGTTGTGATCTCCGACTTTTGTTTTTAAACCATTAGCGTTTGCAACAATCACCTTTAAGCATCTATCATCTTGGATATCATAGTTAAGATTTTCTTTTATAAATTCTTTGCCATGAATTATTCTTGAGTGTTTCCCATAATGAACGTTATCTGAATATTTTTTATAGTTATCTACTATTTCTTTAAGCATATGCTTTTTCCTTTACCCAACCAAACATATTGTAACCAAATTGTTCTGGATTTATATTTTTTATTTTTTTCTGGATATATTTAGGATGATCTTCTAGTCTTATCTTTTGCCATCCTTCATTATTATTAAATCTACCAATCATCATTCTCTTAAAATATTCTAATGCTTCTCCTTCTGATTTATAACCCCAATCATCATTTGGAAAATCTTTGTGCCTAGCTTGTGCCATTCGATTAAATTCATAAGCTATTTCTTCTTTAGCCTTAAAACAGAAGTCATAGTTATAAAATGGTATTCTTAAAACACGGATATCTTCAATCTTAATTTCTTTTCCGTCTAATGATGGCTGACAAAGATCACCGCCAGAGTCAAATTGTATTCTATCGCCAAACTTCTTCTTATTAACTGCTAATACTAGCCGGCTTTTTAATCTAAATCTATCTACTAATAAGAACTGATGCTTTAGAAAGGCTAATGCTGGCTCTTCTTGATAAAAATCGAGTGATCTTCTAATGTCGTCAAAATTTTTCTCGTGAAAAAAGAAATCAAGATCTGCATGAATAACCCAATCTCCTTTGCAAGCCATGTAGCCTCTATTAAATTGTTCTCCGATAAACTTCCAGTCAAAATCTTCTGGCCATTCATAATTTTCAAATCTTACATCACAATCAGCATCGACATTAAGCTTTATAACATCTTGAAAAGTATATGGCTTGCCACCATTTACAATTACAAGTTCATCTGCTAAATCACAATGACAATTCATTGCTTCATTAAAAGGATCTGTTACTTTCTCACAATTTTTATGCCCGACAGTCGTAAATATAGATAGTTTATTCATTTTTAAATACCGCCTTTTCTTCTTCAATCATATAACTTTTATTATTTTCTTTGGCAAAATCTATTATTGCTCTGCGAGTTCCGTTGTATCGTTCATAATCATCACAAATAATATAACCACCTTTGTCTATCATTATAAAACTATTCATTAGATCGTTCTTAACGTCATTATAATCATGGCTTCCATCTATCACTATTATTTGAGCTTTTGGCATATCAATCTCTTTGAAAAAATTATCACTCGTCATTTCATAAAAATTAATTCTTTTGTCATAATTAAAATCGCCGGAGATTAACTTTGCTATTGGTCGAAGATTGGTATCTATACTAAAAATCATTCCTTTACCATTTTGAGCTATTACATAGGAACTTAAACCTGAACCTGTGCCAATATCTATTGCGTATTTATATTTACTTAAAAATGCATATTTTCCAACTACATCTAGCCATTTTTTTGTTGGTTCATGGTTTAATTGTTCTAAAATAAAATCTTTTCCTGTCATTTTGTTGCCTTTACAAGATAGCCTATTACATCTAGTTCTTTATAATATTTCATCTTTTCTACATCGTAAAATGCTTCTAAAAGATTATTTCCTTCTGTTGCAATTCGATCAGTAATTTCTACTTTGGAAAACTCAATCATATCAAAAATTTTCTCAATCCAATTACGAGTATAACGAAGCATATCATCACCATCTGGTTTATGTAGAGGATAAATAAAGTGAAAACTTATATATAATTCACCGCTTTTTTTTAACATAAGATATAGATTGTCGATTGCTCTAACTGGATCATAAAAGTATTCACTCACTTCTAAGCAAAAAATCTGATCTCTACTATTATAAAATGGCAATTTATAATTATTACAAATATCACAAACAAAATCTGGTTCTGATGATTTATCTATATCCAAAATCTTATATGATTGAGGATTAAAAGATTTAACTCTACCTTCTAATGATTTTTGACCACCCCCAACATCAAGAACTTTACCTTTTACGTCGATGTTTTTTAACCAATTTTCTAATTGTTGTCTACTTAATGATGACATTATCCTCTCCATTTAGGCAAATATTTCCACAATTCGCCTTTTACCCATCTCTTAATATATTTTCTTAAAAATCTTCTATATTTTATTTTATTTAATATCGTTACTTTAATCACAATTAATTTCCTCAAATAATTTTAAATATTTGTCGGCCATTTTGTCTAAACTGAAATCTACTAACGGATCGTCTTTATGTAATATCTCCGGAGTTCCACCTGTCGCACCGCTTGGAGTCATAAAAATTTTAGTCCCACAACATCTAGCTTCAATTAATGTGTTTGAACAAGCATCGTTGTAATAAGGGAATATTAAAACATTTGCTGTTCTATAAATCCTTGCCATCAATTCCTCATCTTCTATAACCCCTAAATAATTAACTTGTTCCCCATTAAAAAAATCAAAGCCATATTCGACAAGTTCAGGCGAGAACTGACCCACTAACCATAATTCCGCATTACCAATTGATTTATGTATTTTTTGGAATTCATACCAAGCTTCATGCCAGTTCTTAGTATCATCTCTGTTAAATCTAGTATATAAATAAATTTTCTTTCCACCCCGTTCTAGTTTTAATCCATCTAGATTAAATATTTTAGTATCACAACCATTTCTAATAACTGCACCATTTTTATCTAAGTAACTACTTAAATAATCTCTCGACCACTTACTTTGATAGACTAACTTATCTGCTTTTTGTGCTATCGCTTTCATCCGACTCATGCCGCAACCACGATTCCTTGAATCTTTGACCGCATTATCTATTCTTAAAACAATCTTTTTGCCTATTTGCTTTGCTTCATAAACAGATTCCTTTGAGACCATAGTCGCACCAGCAATGAAATATATATCGCAATCCTCAGCGTTTTCCACAAACTCGACTTTATCTTTCATTGCCTTGATAAAGTTTCTAAGGAACGTAAAACCCCCTCCGATTTTTTGTTTGCTTTCATTAGCGATATATATTTTCATAACAGTTCTTCAATTCCTTCTTCTAGCGTATATTTTGGAGTCCATTTAATCTCTTTTTTCGCTTTCTTATTTTTAGCCAACGTTACTTTAGCCTCAGTAGATCGTTTTAATCCGTATTGGTGCATTGTGCAATCTGGCTGAATCATTTTAGCCACATCTCTAATCTTATATGTCTTCCCTGTGCCAATGTTGTAAACACCGAACCCTCTAACTTGAGATGCTTTAATGTTCGCCATAACCACATCTTTAACATAGGTGAAGTCTCTCTTTTGTGTGCCATCCCCGACTATTGTCAAAGATATATTTTTCTCTTTTTGCTTTAAGAATATCCCAATGACAGTCGCATAGTCACCTTCTAAAACTTGCCTTAACCCATAGACATTGAAATATCTTAGAACTGTTATATCCATGTCATAAAGTTCAACAAACAATCTGCACCACCTTTCGCAAGCATACTTACTTAAAGCATAAGGATTTTTTGGTTGTGGCGGTTGTTTTTCGCAAAATGGAATTTTATTATCACCATAAACACTTGAACTTGATGAATAAACAATCTTTTTTACTTTTGATTTTTTACAAGCTACTAATAAATTAAGAGTTGCATTGACGTTGTTATCATTCCATTTAATTGGATCTTCAATACTTGGCTGGATCCGAGCTAAAGCCGCTAAGTGGAAAACTATATCAGGATTAACCTCTCTTATATAATCAAATAAATGTTTTTTATCGCATAAATCAAGTTTGGTAAATTTACATTCTTTGTTAATATTTTCTTTTTTTCCAGTAGAAAGATTGTCTATACCATAGACTTCATATCCATAATTAATTAATCTGTCGGCTAAGTGTGAACCGATAAATCCGGCCACTCCTGTAACTAATACCCTTGTTCTGTATTCTTTTTTTGTGACTGTTTTATTTGCCATATTGTCTGCCTGTGTCCTTCCCTGTTTCATCTAAAAGCTCTTTATTTATTTTTGTATAACAACTTATAAGTTCCTTTGATCTGTCAGACCCAAACTCAACCGCAAAATCTCTAAAAGCTGGAGTATCTTTTGTAAAACACGTTCCACCACCACCCCTGCCTCCTTGATGAAATATTTCCATGTGACTTCTTCTAATCCGTCTATCACTTGCTAGAGCTTCCTTGACTATCTCGTAATCAATCCCAATATTTTCACAAATATCATATAGACAATTCATAAATACTATTTTATTAACAAAATAGTTATTACGAGCTATTTTAATCATTTCCGCTTCTTTTGCCGGCATGATCCGTTCAAACGATGCTTCCGGTAATATATCGAGAACGTCTTGTGAATATTTATAACTTTCTTCAGTATAACCAAAAATAGAAGTATCTGGATGTAATGTATCTTCCCAAGCATATTTTTCAGTTAAGAACTCTGGCACAAAGGCAAACTTTAAATTAGGATATTTATTTTGAAAAAAATCAGTTGTTTTTGGAGTTACTGTTGATTTAATAATGACTAAATTGTGGTTATTCGCTTGTGAAATTTTAGTTATCATTAAATCTAAACAACTTAAATCATAACCTTTGCAAGTTACTCCTTCAGTATAAGGAGTTGGTAAACATAAAAAAATGACATCACATGAAAGTATTTCTTCAAAGCTCTTAACTTTACATCGACTTTCATCAACATCATAACCATAAACCCTTTGATTAGATTCCACAAACCATTTGTAAAGATTTGATCCAACAAAACCCAATCCAACCACGCCAATTTTCATTTTTATTTTCCTCTGTTCTTTATTTTATAACTGTTAGCTTGCTTCCTGGTTCTTCTTCATTCAAAATTACTTCTGCCAATCTCCATTTCATCTTCCATAACGGCATTTCTAGCCCTTTAACCTCAATATATTCTATACTACCATCTTTATTTATAACTTTGAAATCTACATAATAATTACAGATATGTTTACCGTAAACTTTTAGATCTAATTTAAACTGAGGTATTATCTCTTTAATTTCACCGGCTTTTTTTAAAAGTTCTAGCTCCTGAGCCACTCCTGCTTCTTTCTTGCTATCATATCTTCTGTCTTTAAAAAAAGTTTTTTTTGCACCAAATTTATTACCATAGCGTTGATTATACATTTTATTTTATCCTATTATATTTTATTTTAATTAGATAAATAGTTTAATGCAAGTGTTAAATTATCCACAATCAAAACGAGCCTAAATTAGTTGGGCTATTTTTAGGCTCGCTGTCCGGAGAGACTATTGGCTTTTAGTGACTTCCAACCAGGTCAAAATTTCTCTCTGTATCTTCTTCTAGTTCTACTTCTCTGCAATCATCATATCTTATAATTGTTTTATTATCATAAGTTCCGACAAAACATAAATATCCTAATCCTTTAATCTCTCTATCAATTAGATAAACTCTTTGATCAAGAAATACTTTTTTAGAATATTCGTTATTTTCGTTTATCATCATTCTTGGTTTTTTAAGATAAACATATTTTTTCATTTTTACCTCCTAGTCTCATATATAGACTTAGTTAATATATTATTAATTCTTTCTCTAAAGGGATAGGTTTTACTAATATATATATTTAGTAATAGTAATAAGCCCTGTGGATAGTGTGTATAACTCACTATGTTTATACTTAATTTTCGATATTTATCCTGTGGATAATTCTGTCGAAAACTAGAATATAAGTTGTGTATTATCTCGTTAGTGGTTTTGTTATAGTTATCCCCTTTTTTTCTGCCATGTAATTAAGGTTATCCTGTCTTTGTTTAATATCAATATCAAAGACAGTTTCACTTAACTTTAATATTTCTTTCCTTGCTTCATCTTTAGTTAGTGTTTTAAGATTAATATGATCATCAAAGTCTGCCCTTAACTGCATATAAAGAGATTTAAGATAATTCTTTTGTTTATCACTAGCAATTTCACTTGTAGCTTCTTTCCGTTGACCCTTTCTCTCTTCAATTGGCATATCTTCAATATCCTGCGTAAAGAAGTCTGACAATCCCCCAGTTCGTAACACAGCATCTGTCTGTGATCTCTTCTCAGCCAACTTTACTTGCTTATTAACATTGAAATCACCTCTAGTAAAATCGACTACCGCCACACCACGACCCTCGCCAACTACCTGGCCTTTACCATCATATAGTTCACAAATGTAAGCTACTATCCCATCTTTATTACCAAGCATGTCTACTGTTTCCACATCTTTCTTAAAGACTGGTCTTATCTTGAATAATGAGCAGAATTTCTCAGAACCAGGTTTAAAAAGGGTAGGCTTGCTTTTCTTTCCTTGAATGTCAATTGAGCCATAATCAACCCCCTCTTTCATGTTCTCTGAGATATATTTTGTTATGACAGATCTTAGTTCTTTATCCCTTATTACCTGAGACTGCATCTGTTTTGGCGTGATATTAACCGCTTTTGTTTCAATGATAGAAATAGATTGATCTTCAATTACCTCTCCTTCAATCGGTTCATTATTTTTTGCCATCACTATTCTCCTTAGCAGTTAGAACACTGACATATTCTGTCTCGACTTTTTCGACACCGGCAAAGTCTTTTTCAGCAAAGAGAGAAATCACTTGCGGTATAACAGTCTCAACTACATATTCTTTAGCCAATCTTGCTTTCTTTAAATCAGCAATCAAAGCTACTTCATCGACAATATCATACTTTGTTCTTGATTTACGGCTGATCGTTAAATTGGCATGTTTCCATTGTTTAAGTTCGTTTTCTTTTAAAGCATCAAGAATGTTATCTTGTGCTGTCCTAACCTCATTTTTGATACCGGTAAGCGATTCCACCTCTTGAGCGATTGATTCCTCAAATTTAACCTGTTTTGCTTTTATTTCTTCTTCTATTTTGTTTTTAATTTGTCTTAGTTTGCTTAATCCTTCTACTTGTTCGTTTAATTCTTTAATTTCCATAATTCTCCTTCTATTAGTTTACTTTTCTTTACAGTTAAGAGTTTACTGTCCAAACCGGTGCGTTTGGAAGCCAGTAATTAATAGCATAACTTAATGCCATTACAGCTATTATTATAATAGCTATCTTAACTAATCCATTTCTAAATTCAGCTTTTTCTAATGCCAATTCCTTAATTCGCTGTTTCTTAATTTGCTGATTCAACACTTTCATCACCTCCTTCCTGTGGTTCATATATTATATTTCCAAACTTATCTCTTTCTCTCCAATGTTTTCTAGCAACAACAAAAGAAGGCTGAAATATCCCTTTAACTTTCTGTCCTTTTTTAGGATATTCCCATCCTTTAGTTAAAAACTTATTATAATCTATTGAAAAATAGTGACTATTAACAGTATACTTTAAGATTATTTTGATACATCCTAATTTATCTAACTCCGGAACTAAGCTAGCATCAATACCTAATGAATTAGCCTCATGAAAAATATGCTGAGTTGATATATCTTTTCTAAAGACCTGATCTTTTCTTTTAAAAGATCCAATATATTTCTTGTATTTATTTATAGTATAAATATAAAAGTCTACACTTATAGGATTACTATCTTTATATATTTCGTTCATTGTGTCTCTCCTTACACTTTTTATTTTAGTTTATTATGCTTTATTATGTCAAGAGTTTTTTTATTTTTTATCCAAATATTCATCAACCCATTTTTGACTGATTCTTATTTTTCTACCTCTACCAGTTCCGGTAATCTTAGCTCTTAATTCTCCATTATTAACTAGTTTAGAAACACTATAAACTGTCGTATATCCTAATAGACCAGATTTTGCTAATTTAGTTGCTGAATACCATTTTTGTTCATTCATAATAAACTCCCTTATAATCTTATCATAAACCAAAATAAGACAAAATCAAGGGTTAATTTTTCTGAGATAACACCCAATAAGTAAAGACAAAAGCACCGATCCACAATAAATATGGTAACCAAATCATAAATATTTTAGGTATTTTCCACTTGTAAACGTTGTCCATGCACCCCAATAAGTTCCAGAATGGCTTATCTCATATGCTAATCTAGCGTTTATCATTGGATCATAGACTTGTTCAAAAGTGTATTTACCTCTCCACAAACCATTTTTAAAATGGCTCGCTTTGTTGATTTGAAAACAGCCATAATCACCAGTAGCACTTATTGCTCTTGGATTTTGGCTTGTGTTCTCGGCTAAACTGATTGCTTTAGCCATATTCTGATGACTTACCTCAAATACGACCATTATAGCCTCTTGGCATGAGCCTGTGGCCTTAATTGGTGCGTTCTGTGGCGTTTTTACCGCACTTGTGGTAGATGTAACTATTTTATTTTTTTTAGTAGCCTGTTGAGTCTCTATTTGCTTAATTTCAGTTCTTTTATTTATGTCTGCGATTTTTACTTCTTTGTTTTTGTTTTGCATCCCACCTAAACATATTATGATTGGGATTAAGGGCAGGATTATACCGGCTAATATTGCCCTCTTTATTTTTGATTTCATTTGATCCTCTTTGTTAAACATTACTTTCGAGAAAGTTTTGTTACATTGATAATCTCCTGTTCATAGTTTTTAATTGTTATTTTAATGATTGAAGTTGTCAACAACTTTCATTTCTCTCCCTTTATTAGTTCTTCTACTTGATCTGCTCCAAATAGTTTTAAAATCATCTGTAGTCAACCATACTGGCAATAAAATAATAGCAAAACGCAATAATCTCACAGCTGCTTGCTTCATTCTTCTATACTCCCTAACTTGGCTATAAGGTCGTCTAAAACGCAATTGATGTCATTTTTGTATGTTTCACACGATTTTCTGCTTCCACCCTCTAAAACCACCTGATTAACATCATCTTCTGTAACTGTTGCTAGCTTAATCATTCCTATGCACTCATCTATTGTCTTAGAGCGTTCAGCTTGTAAGAGGTCAGCGATTTCTCGTGTCACATCAATGCTTTGCTCAATGCCATCGTTTATAAATATTCTGATAGCACCTTGCTTGTTTTCAAATCTTATT